TTTGATTCGTGGAAGAGTCTCAAGGACCGTACCGTTCCGTGTGAACATCGTCACTTCGCCATTGTGCTTCACGGCAACACACCTGAGACCATCCAACTTCGGTTCGACACGAACAGGATACATGACTGGATCTTCGATGATGATACCCTTACCATCCTCATAACGAGTCGAAAGAGTTTCTGCAAGCTGCACAGAGAATCCGACGATGGCACCCGGCCATACCTTATTAACTGTCGTGGACTGAACACCACAACGAAGGTTTTTTAGAAGAATTCTCTGGCACCATTTCTGCTGTGGGCCTGTCATGTCCGTAAAAAGACTGACAACAAGATCCTTTGCAGCATTACCTGTTACAACACGCGTGGACAACTTTTCGTAGATATCCTCAAGAAAATGTTCTAGAACGAGGTCGTCGGCGCCGATTCCTTCGGCCTTGGGCATCTTGAACTTGTTGACATAATAGTTGATATAAGGATCGCCAGCTGCAATAAAGACCTTCTTGAGGAGATCATTGTTGACCTGCGACTCAAGAAGTTCTTCTTTAAAGAGACGAGAGTTGTTCGATTCGAGTTGTTCCAAGATATCGATCGTCGACATGGTCTTAATTTACCACGCTTCGGTCGCTAATGTCATGACTCTTCGACGTTTGTTTCTCTTCTTTTCTTAGATGTTTTATGAGAAAAAACTTGCGTTTCTGCAGGCTTTTCCTCTTTTTCTGGTTCTACGACAGGAAGATTCGACGATGAAACTTCTGTCTTGATTTCGTCAACTAGCACCTTTTCACCAGTGTCTTTTAAGAGAACAGGCGGATCCAGTACGACTACACCTTCTTGAGGAGAAGAAGTAATAACATTTCCAACCGCCTCAAAAAAATCGCTTTCTGAAGGCGGAGAAACTCCCATTTTTTCACACTTTTGCTGCAGCGTAACAAAAGTAGAAATCCCAGATGAACTTAGAAATTCCTTTAAGTTGGTCTTTCTTTTCTTTAACAAATCGACCAATCTAATGGGTGGAAGCTTTTTAACACTAAATTTTGACATTTTTCCTCTTTTGAATATTACTCGGTTGCCTCTAAATTATGCAGCAAGTCAGAAATTACGTTTTGGAATTGAGGCGAGGCGGCGACATGACGAATCTTTTCGTCGGTCAACTCAAGTCCCCATTCACGATCAAAGGCTTCTGCAAATTTTGTCATAACCCTCAGAATATAATTCCTGGCTGACGAATGGTTCATTACGAACCCAATTTCTGACATGATGTCGGCAATCTCGCGATAGTTGATACCATCGTCATCGAGTACCGTTGCATAACCCTTCATGTTCTTCTTGTTGTTCATGGCTTAATTCTTTGCAGCGCGTATTTTCTACTTTGAAGTTCTAGCAATCTATCGTTAAGAATGTTTTGTACGTTATTTTCGTTTTGTTGCGCTTTAACTTGTTGGTTGTCTATCGTTACTTCTAACTCACGCAATCTTCGCAAACAAGAAAAAGAAACTAGGAGATTAAAAAGAGAAACGACGAGTATGACTATATCCGAATAGATCATGTGAGTCCTTGTCCAGACGTAATCATGTTAGCTTCCTCTTCCGTAATCTGATAATCCTTCGCTTCGACATCTTCGTAAAGACCAAATCGCAATCGCAGAATTGCAGCTTCTTTTACAGAGAGATTCGACATAACATTCTTGACGATGACTAACATTTCCTTTTTCGCCAACGACTCAAATGGATCGTTGGCGAAGTTCGTATCTTCAAGTTTGTCCTCCAGAGTAGAATTGCCGTCGTCGCCAATTTGCTGTTGAAGAGAAACAATGTTCTTTCCAGACTGCATCGTTGCCTTGACAACAGTCTCCGACACGTCAATCAGTTCCGATAACTCTTCCGAGGTAGGACCATAACCTTTTAACTCTTTAAACGCGTCCGAAGCTTCAATTAGCTTCTTTTGCGCTGAAACAGCATGAGCTGGCAATCTGATAATCTTCTTACGCTTTAGGACATATTGACTAATTGCTTGCTTGATCCACCAGGTAGCATAAGTTGAAAAGCGAAAGCCTTTCTTCCAATCGAACTTATCGATTGCTTTAAGCAGGCCCAAATTCCCCTCTTGGATAAGATCCTCAAGAGGAATATTGTGCCCCTTTTGCTTCTTAGCGATATAAACGACCAATCTAAGGTTGGATTCTGTCAATTTCTGGCGTGCCTTAACTGCATCCTTACCTCCCTTTTCGTATGCTTGAAAAAGCTCCACGAGCTCATCATGCTCCAATTGCGGATAGGTTTGCAACGATCCCAAGTAGTTTGAAATCGTATTTTGCTTTGACAGATTATTCAACATCTTAGTTCTCAGTTCAATTCGGTTGTGACAGCGGTCTCAGTGGAAGTAGAGTCTAGAATATCTTCTGCGTCCGAATGAGAAACAAACTTCTTCATATATTCAACGTGAAGTTGCGCGCGCGTTTGACGAACATTTTGCTCACGCTGAAGATATGCAAGCTCGACCTCCCACAGAAGAGGATCTCGACCCATCGAAAGTAGACGGTTCCTCTCGTGCTCAAGACGATTCATTCGGTCGTGAATAGCCTCCTCAGCCATGTAACCGATGTCGTCGGTGCTAACGACCTCAGGAGCCTCGAAATCGAAATCCTTACCAAACTTCTTGTTCTTCTTCGACATTGTGTTTTTCCTATCTTTGTAATGTAAAGTCAGTGAACGTCATTGTACATGGAGCACATAACTCGCTCCAATGCTTCGCTAAGTTCCTTTAAGAAAGTTACTGAATCGAAAAATTCGAGTTGCGTAATTTTGTCACCACTCGTAAGCTTAAATCTACCGTGACTTGAGATTTGAACGCGCAATCCATCTTTAACATAGATCGACTGCCAAACCTCTCTTTTTTCCATAAGCGACACTACATTCGACATATTGATACTTTAACCTAAGGACTAAAAACTTTGCATCAGTCGATCAGCTGAATTGTACCCCACTCATCAGGCGCGATTGTGTAAATTACCTTTTTAACGCCGGCTGCGCGCATGCGACCCTGACAACCAGAGCAAGGCCGCGACAACGTCCATTCGCCAGTCGACCGCAAAACTCGAGCGACCCAAACGATAGAATCCGGAGTCAGTTTTCTAACGACTCGAGCCTCGGCATGATGAGTAGGAACTACATTCGCAGCAGCAATATTCTTTGCCGTAACAATAACCCCATCTTTTCGTAGGCCAACTGCACCCAAGCAAAAAGATCTATTGTCGAATTTTTCTGGTTTATCGCGAGCAACTTCCGCCGCCATCACCAACATTCTTCTATCGATCGACATGCTTAATAGAACTTTACCGTAGTGGTCTGCTTCTTTGCACAGTATTTAATCTAGGAGGAAATTATGAGCGTTAACGATTCATTATCGACTTCGAAAGAAGGTTTAGAGCATATCGTAAAATGGGAAGGACTAATCTTAAAAAGATATATCTGTCCTGCCGGAAAGCCAACGATAGGCGTTGGGCACGTAATTCTTCCAGGAGAAAATTACCAAGTAATTACGCGAGAACAGGCTTTCGAAATTTTAGCAAAAGACGTAGAAAGATTCGAAAGAGCTATAAAAAAACACATAACTGTTCCTTTAAATCAAAATCAATTTGATGCTCTTGTTAGTTTTATCTTTAACACGGGCGAAGGTGGCATCATTAACACAGGCGTACAACAAGCAATAAACGCAGGCGATTTTGCAAGTGTGCCTGCAAAATTAGAAGAGTGGAGTAAGTTTAGAGTTAGTGGAAAACTAAAGGTTAATCAAGGACTTCTAAATCGCAGAAAATCTGAAAGTCAACTTTTTATGAAACCTATGCAAGCTGTTAAGGTTGCTACGACCAACTGGACGAAAGATAGATTAATCGAAGCTCAAAACAAATTGTCGAAATTAGGACTTTATAAACTAAAAGTAGATGGAATTTGGGGACCTGGTACTTCTGCAGCACTTCAAAATTTTGCAAAACAAAAAGGATTAAATCTAGGTAAAAATTACGACGTTGAAATACCCAACGATGTGTACGAAAGTCTCATTAATTCATGAGGTTTTATTTGTAGATGAATAGAGGTCCTTATACCAGCCACCACCCTTCAGACTAAAACCAGCACCACCCGAAATTAGCCTCTCAAGAGACTTTTCATGACACTGTGGACAATCCTTTAGGGGTTCGTCTTTGATAGACTGCGTGGCTTCAAACTCATAACTGCAACAACTACAACGATATTCGTAAGTCATCTTAAACCTCGTTCAAACGCTAGTCGATGAAACTGAAATTATGGTAGGAAACATGACCAATTGTCCCTTTAGTTCTGGGACGCCAGGTTGCCTAGTCGTCTTTAAAGGACCCTGATGATTCACCAGGATAGACAACTGAGGATCGACCAATAGGTCTGAAAATCTTTTTTCGACGCCATCGACCCAACAAACTTGAGACACCAATTGACACACCTGAGAATAGTCGGAATGTAGCGCATCATGGGCAGTCGCATTTGGTTGGATAACCTTTACGACAGAACCATTCAACCTATTGATCGACGAAGGAACGGAAAAACCCTTAATTCCCTGATAAGAATCTCCCGTAAAGTGCCAACCATAATTGCACGCCCGGCCCAAAAGCTGTTCCAATTTTTTGTCGAGAATCCAATGTTTGCCCGGGTCTGCAACCAGCCCCGAGCTTGAAGACAATTTCTTTAGTTTGTTGTCGACATTGCTAGAGTGTTTGACCATCGAAGCGACCGTAGAAGAAATAGGCATCGGTGCAGGGTCAATCCTTCTTACGGCCCGCGCATAAACTAGATCAGCAAGTTGCGCAGTCATCAATGACGCGTCGAATAAATCTGCAAGATTTTGCTGAAGTTTTGCGCTGACATTAACTCGCACGCCGTCGATCTTTAGCGCGTCTTCCATTACGTTGAATTTAGCGACAAATCCACTCGCAGCGTATTCGACGGGAACCCAAGCAGCTTCGAATTCGCCAGCGATGACACGGTCAATAATATACTTTTCGCGATCGATTAATTTTTCCGGGAAAGTCACAAAGTTATCTTATATCGCTTAAGACAAATTGTTCATTTCAACTTTGGCTTGCGTTTTCCCATTTGGTCGTAGTTTTGACCATCACCTTGGTGATTTAATTGATAGATCGGGGATGAAGGTTCATGACCTTGATTCGTTTCTTCTTCTTCGAGTGGCGACGCGAAACCGCCGAAGCCCAACCTGTCTAAATCGTCGGAATCAACAGGTTCACCATTGCTCGCACGCCAGCGACCAGGAACATCAGCTTGTTCTTCCAAGACTTCTCTGATTAATCTTCGTAATTGCGATATGGTTAACTTCATACTGTTTAATATATATTATGCGAAGCTCCATATGCGCAATCAAGATTCTGAAACATCGTTACCAGAGGGCAAAAAAAAGAAAAATACGCTCTGGGGAAACATTCGCGCTAGGCGTGCAGCTGGCAAACCACGTCTGAAACCGGGTCAAAAAGGTTACCCTAAAACCCTAAACATCGAATCTGCTCTTAAAGAATTAATTCTTTTGTTGATACAAGAAGAAATTAAGAAGTAATAGGTTTGTCCATGATTATTGCGCACCTCGTCGTCGTAGGGACGTCCCTGTGGATATTCGTTTCGACCTTAAACATTAACATCGAGCTTTAATCTTCGATGATATCCACGATTAGATCGTCGCAGTCAGTTTTGCGAATAATCCTATGCCAAGATCGTGCATGAATTTTGTGTTCCGTCCCCGGGACCAACAGCCTAGGTAATTCATCGTCGAATTGTAGATACCAACCGCGAGCCTCGATTATCTTGACTGTTCTGTTTCTCTCATCCCGATGCCAAATCAATTCATCCGCATCAACGGTTTTCTTAAAAATTCGTCGACGAATATTAGCTGCCCCAATCGACTCCTCGAACGGAAACATCACCACCAACCAGGAATATTCCTTCCAAAAAACTTTGTTGCACGACAGGCCCAATAACCAGGTTTGGTTCTATCATCCTTGTCGGCACAATTATGGCGGTCACCGAACGACTTTCTTCTCTTACGAGCTGCATCGGAGTCTCCCATCGCGTCGGGCATCGAAGATCCAAAAGAAACCTTCATGACTTTTCCTGTTTTCGGATTTCTAACGTAAACGAAAGCCTTTCCACCAGATCCTCGTTTAGGCTTGCCAAGCTCTACTTCTCTACCTTTATATTCCGCCTCTTTTAGCTCTTGCATCGGAAAATCAAGCGGGACTTTTTCGCCTTCGAATTCTGCCCACTCGCCTAAATTCGACTCTAATAAATCAACTTCGAATTGTGATTTTGGAGTGTACATATTTTCTCGATATAACCATCTAGCTTCTTTTATTAAAGAAAAATATTTGTCGGTTCCAGCGCGGTAAACAGGCGACTCAAATGATACTCCTTCTTCTAAGTGCCATCGCAATCCTTCAGACAACGATGGCGACAAACCATTTTCATCTGCGATTTTAAGGTACTCTTCTCGAATGATTTGTCGTACATTCTTTTCGCTGGTCATGTGTGCTATTCTCGACTACTTAATGATATACTAAAAATATGATGATGCTGTCGAAAAAGAACCAAGTTTTTTCTCTTTTAATCTTGACCGCGATGTCGACGGGAGTTTCATGTGTGGGGGGCGTCGGCAGTATCTATCCCGATCTTTTCAAGGATGAGCCTGACCAAACGGATCCAAAGCGTGATAACCTTGAACACGATGAGGACATCGACCTGAAGGATTTGGTTGACAATCTACCCGAATTTACGTCGACTCAAACCGGGCAGGGCGGCGGATCCACGACGACCAGTCAACAGAACGCATCCTCAAGTTCTGTCGGAGGACAAGGAGGAACTGGCGGTTCTAGCAGTAACGTTGGCGGCGCAGGCGGAGCGAACGGCGTGGGCGGTGCTGGAGGAGATGCGACGAGCTCTTCAACGAATAGTTCAAGTAGCTCTGCTTCGTCGTCCGTAGCTTCATCTAGCAGCTCTTCGGTTTCTTCCTCGGTAGCATCCTCAAGTTCTGTCGCAAGTTCCTCAAGTAGCTGTGGAGGCGGAATGGTCCACAAATGGAAAGAACAACCTGTCATCTACGTTTCGGGTCAATCAAACGCGACAGGTGGGTGGTTTCCCGCGGCAGGTGTATATAATTCACAAAACATCACGACCTGGGATCCTACCGACGAAAAGTGGAAAATGGCGAAGGCAGAACTTGGAGGAGAATACTACTTCGGCATGGGTCCATGGGCCGGCCGACTGTCGCGAAAGTTGCTAGATATGTCCATCGTTTCCAGCACGACACTCAAGATTAAAAACCACGGGTGGCCAGCAATGTCTCTTAGCTATTTCTTGCCAGACTCGAAGGAACCCAGCAAGCGCAACGCAGCTCTAAACGACTACATCCAAGCCCGTACTTCTTGGACGAAATCAGGTTCTGAGCCCAACGTTATTTGCTGGTCACAGGGTGAACAAGACGCGGGAACGCCGAAGGACACTTACTACAAGGGACTTAAGTCTCTCGTCGATGCTTGGCACGTCGACTACCCGAAAGTCGAAGTCATCATCATGGTCAAAACCGCAGAAGGTGCCTGTAGCGGCAACTCGAACAAGGTCAGAGAAGTCCAAGAACAAATCGCCCAGGAATATCCTGAGATTTCTCTGGTCAACCTCGACGACCTAACCAAGAACCCAAAGTATCACGACGGTTGTCACTACACCCTCGAAGGATACGAGATCATGGCAGACAGGATCTTGGACAAGCTAGCGAGTCTTTGATTCGAATTTTTATGGTGTAAACTCCTTAACTTTTGATATAATGTTTAGCTACTTGACTTCAAAGTCAAATTAACAAGGTATAAAAAAATGAAGAAGAATCTTTTTGGAATCGTTTGTGCAGTCGCGTTGGTGGTAGGTTGCGAGAGCAAGGATGAGTGTCAACCAACTCCCGACACGGCAACATCGACTGTCGTGGCCTCCGCGTCTTCGACCGGTGGCGCCGGTGGTCAAGGCGGGTCTGTAGCAACGACTTCTGTTACAGGCTCGGGCGGCGCAGGCGGCGCGCAGGCTTCTGACGCAGCTTCGACGGCTAGCGCCGGCGGTTCAGGTCCGGGCGGCGGCGATGCAGCAGGCGGTGCCGGCGGCAACTGACCTTAACACAGACACGCTAGAAATAAAACCCCGGTTGATTGCCGGGGTTTTTTATTGCTTATTTTCTAGGGCTTTTTCCTCGTCGAGACAACCCTTATATACGTCGGCCGTAGGATCGCAAGGCAAGGGAACCTCAGAGTAAATCAACTCCCCCGCGGGACCTTCAACGACAATAACTTCGTAACCACAGCGCCACGGATCGTTCGAAATAAAATCTTCTTGTAGTCCCGTGCTCGACGACGCTACAAAAGGATAAGCCCCGGGAGTAACGCCAGGCAAGTGTTCATCCAACGATTCAACCGAATCGCCCGTTAAACCTGCTGAACAAGAAAATCCAGCAAACAGCAACAAGAAGCCCATCCAGTGCACCGGTCGAGACTTCCTAAGAAAATCGTTGGCAAATGGTGGAACTATCAATTGCGCGCCAGACAACAATACACTTAAAATGCGGGCAATCATCATTCGACACTCCCCTAATAATAAGTATTGTCATGGCAAACAAAGAATTCGACGCCGTCAAACAATTACTTAAAGAGTTCGTAAAAGAATACGCCGCTCGAGCAGGTTCGCATCCAGAGGAAAGCTATCACGAAGAACTATTAGACGACCCAGCATACACTGCAGACTCGGTCTACGTACCCCACGACATTAAGAAAAAAATCAATAAGTGGGCGCGCGACATGGGATTATCAACGTCCAAAAAGAAAAACTAATAGTTCAGGTATAGTTATTCTATCAAGCTATGCCTTACAAGATCCGTAAAGCCAAGTGTAAACAATCCGACGGTACGCCTGGTTCATACGTTCTTTCTTATAAGGACAAGAGCGGTAAGAATCACAGAGCTTGTCACACGTCTAAAAAGAAGGCAAAAGGCCAAATAGCTGCCATAGAAATGGAATCTGTAATAAGACGAACAGTCAGTGATATAATTAAAGAAGAACTAAGCTCTACAAAGGACGACAATTCCATGAAAATTAAGCTATCGCAACTCCGCAAAATAATTCGCGAAACTATCGAAGAAGTCAAACTTCAGTCGGCGCCAAGCAAACCAGACGTCGAGGAAGACATCGACGAAACAGACCTCGCAGAAGATGAGTTCACGTATGCGATCGCAAAGGCAGCGGCAAAGGGAGAAAAGTCCGTCGACATCGACGGCGAAAAATTCCCCGTCAAAATGTCAAAAGAGAAGGCGAAAGATATCGTAAGCAAACAAAAATAACTCAATCATCTCTACCCCGAATACCCTTACCCTCTAAGTCAATGGCCTAAAAACCATTGACTTTTTTTTATACTTTTACAGATATAATCCGAACGTCGCTAGGTATCTCTGGATCGTAACGCAAAGCCTTGACTGCCGCTACATTCTTCGAAGAGTCGTCAAAGAACTTAACCAACTTAACTCCGCGCGACAGTATCTCGTCTCGAATTACAGCAGCCTTAGCCTGAGGATTCGAATCGCCCAACGCAATTATATCGATGCCACTAACACCCATTTCTTCCAAAAAAATCCTAATGGGCTCGGCGTGACCCCGGGCAGTCAGGATAAAGACGTTCGCCGGGCCCAAGTTCCGAATCGCATAATGCAACTTCAGCAACATGTGAGATATCGGCGTCGGACTCTTGACTTGTTCAAAATCAGAAAAATCAAATGTGTCACCGGGCTGAGGCTCGTATACGGCGTACGCACCAGGCGTCAACGAAATATATTCACCCTCACGGGTTGTTAAATAAATGTGCGACTTGGTCTTCACCAATGTGTCGTCAAAGTCAAAAATGTTGACTTCAGCAACCGCAGGCGCTTCCATCAAATTCTTGAGACTCAACAACTGTACCATGTTCAAATTAAATATGGCGCCATTCGAAATATAACGACCACTCGAAAGGCGAGGCCGGGCTAAATTACTCTCCCAACTTAATACGCTTTACCAATAAAGCCCCCATCGCCGCTAAAGCATTATAAAGCTCTGGCCGGGCTAACAAGGCTTCTGCGATTAACTCGCCTGCAAATGCATCGTCTTCAAAAGACACAGGCAAGTCCACTTCATCGCCATCCAATACGCCCAATATTTCTAGCGCTTCGCCCGTTGCGTCCAATGATGTACCACCTACAGACTCAACAACAAAATCAACCAAAGACGCGGCCAACTCCTCCACCGCGACGGCCTCTTCGTTTAAATCCTTCATCACATATTCACCATTAATAAACAATAAAAAATATGAAGGTAATTATACAATAAAATTTATAAAAACATTAAAAGATAACAACCTGGCACATTCTGTAAGCGCTTATTCGCAACTACAGATATAATCATAACGAACTCGGCTGGACGCAACGCGACCCGAGCATTTCTGTCTCGGCTCGGTTTTGGCGGCGACTAGCGCCACCACCTCGCCTCGTAGCACAGCATCACGCATCACTCGCCAGCAACTACCACCGGCGCCTCAAGATCACTCGCCGCCTCTTCAGGCGTTCCACCCCCACCAGCCATGCCCAAGTACTCCTCGGCCGAATCAGGCCGACCAGGATTTGTGCCCTTGTCTCCCGGACTCTTGTACCAATACCCGTAAATATCGACACCCCGCTCGAGGTCAAAATCCCGCGCACCACCCGCAGTCCCAGTCGTCGGATCGGCCGTGACACCAGGTCCCGACGCTCCCTGCCTCAACGCTTCCCTAATGAACTCTCGGAGCAATACAGCTTCCCTACTTTGAGCCAACATGAAGGATAACTATTCTCTCCTCGGGCACAACACGACCTTTTTCGTCGTAAGGACAGTGACGACAACCCCCGTTGCAACAGAACCCGCGGTCCAACAGGAACTTTCTCGTCCACACGTCCAGGCCCGTCGCCGGGTCTTGGTACCAGTCGACGCCCTCGACAAGATCGATTAACTTTACCATAGGCTCATATGTATCAATCGAGGCGCCACGCACGCGCCTCTTTTATCAACGCCTCACGGCGACCGAGCTCTGCCTCTCGAAATTCGGCAGCGGCGGCGATCACTCGAGGATTGTAGTGCCTGAACGAACCACCGTGTCCCAACTTCAAGTGACAATCAAACTCGCCCATGCACAGGGTGATCAGATTGCTCGGCTCGAGCTCTAAATCGGGCGCCGTAGAGAACGGTACAATGTGGTGAACCTGCAACAAGTGTTCTCCACCACAAGCAACACAGGCCGGCGAATTCGCCAGGTGCGCATCCCTGACGGCTTCCCAGCCCGAAGAACGGTGTCGAACCTTGTCGCGTTCTCTAACGACCGACCGAAACTTCGATACCTTCGACGCCCATTTGCTTAATAACGCCACGACATATATATCAATCTACACAAAATCCACCGTGCAACTCAACGACCGCAGCGACGACCTCGACGGGCACCATCGGATAAACAGTCGAACACCACTTGCCAGGCTCTTCTGCCCATCGCCACAGCAAAGGTTCAACTCGCCGCAAACTTGCTACCTCGACGTGTGTCCAGGGTCCGACCACGGTACGAGGCGAACAATAGTGTACGTCCGACGCCTGCACGGACATTCTAAATCCATCACGACACACCAAATGAGGTCTGACGTAGCCCCGAGCCACAGGCCTCGAGGCCAACCAATCAACCAACTGATTTGGCGTTACGCGACACATCTATAACCGGATTCGTCCAAATAGCCGATGTCACTGTAACTCGTCGTCTTCTTCTTCAAGATCGGTCCCTGTCAATGCCTCGATCAAGTCTTCCTTTAGCTGTTGTAAGCTGTCGGCCACAGATTGCTCGTAGCGATCAAAGGCCGCGATCAAGTCTTCTACTGTCTTTTCCGCCGTCTCTTCTTCGTTTTCTGTCGACATGTTCATATTATACCTTCGTCGAGGAGGCTAGTTCAAAAGCCCCCGTTCTTAACCAAATAAACCAGCAAATTTAACAGCAACAGAACGACCGCTGTCGCAGTCGCCACGGGCAAGACACTATCTCCCGCCACTTCGTCGAGAGTCCCGCCACGCCGTCGACGGGCAGAACATTCGTGATTCATGTAGTCCATCGTAGGTCTCCAAGGGGCTGCACCGCCCGGGTCACTTCTTCGGCACGAGGTCGAAGTTGAGCCGGAGGTATTCCAACATGTAGCTCACATCGAAAGCAAGGGTCGAAACCGTTCCCCTGCTTCCTTGAGACTCTTTCACAAGTCGATTCGCCATCTTGCAGACCGCCTCGAGAGAGGCATCCTGGAGGCCTGGGTGGAGTTGGAACTTGTCGTCGTTCATGGTTCTACCTTATCCTGTTCTTCAGCGACTTTGCACCGAATCCTGGAACCGAATGATCTCCCGGACGATGGCCCAGGGGATCGTGAACCTCTCACCGGAGAGCTCGTAACCACAGCTCCTCTCTCCGAACACCTCGATGCCTTCGGGTTCCACGCACACCTCGGAGCGGCTCGACCCGGTGTCCACATCGATTCGGTCCGGTTGATGAGCCCAGACCGTCAACTCCCAACCGGGCGCGGAAGGATCCGTGAACCGTCGAGTTCCGTTATCGTCCGTGTTCCATGCCATGGTTCTACTCTACCTCTTTCAATGGTGACTTTGCATCGTTCAGCCCATCACCTTGGACACAAAGTCCTTGGCGACGTCCTTGCCGTACGCACTGTGGACCAGCACCCGAAGGTAGTCCTTGTGAACCTCCAGCTTCGCGATGTTGATCTCCATGTCACGGAGGGTCGAGTAACCCAAGGGGGACCAACCCTCACCCCGGGCCTCGACCTCGGTGGCGTACGACTCGAACTTCTTGGCCATGCGGCGAGAATCATCGACGATCCTGTCCGTCAGGTTGTCCACCGTCGCCGCAGCCGTGAGCATCTCGACGTGGGTCGAGGTCCACTCCTTCGGGCTGGTCGGAATGAGGGTCATCAGGGCCGTCTCGTACTTGCCGGTGTTCTTCATGGTTCTACTCTATCCTGTTCTTCAGCGACTCTGCACCGAGCTGATGACCTTCGCACCCTCGGTTCGGCCCCACCAGGTGTTACCGTTCTGTCCGCGGAGCCTGAGGCGGTGGATCACGTCTTTGGAGACGACCTCGAGGACGAGGAAGGGGTTCATACCGAGTCCGTCCCAAGGGGAGGGGATGATGAGGTCACCGGGCTTGATGTTGTGTTCCATGGTTCTAGTATATCATCGTGGTCTTCGACTTTGCACCCGAATTCAAAAATATACTGGCTAAGTTTTCCACCAGCCCCATCAGCGCGCTGATTCGTTGGTAATTTCGGTCAAAAAATTTTTCCGGGGAAATTTTTGGCCACGTGGACGATCCGCGAAAACGAGGCTCCTGGAAAGGGCCGATGGCGCGAATGTGGCCTGGATGAGCAGGAGGGCAACCGAATTTTGCCGGGAAAAATTTCCGGAAAAAATTTGCGCGGACTTAGCGGGAGCGGCGCCCTAAAAAGCCCACAAAAGTTGCCATTTAGCCGGGGGGCCCCGGGGCTATTTTAGCCCTATTTGCGGGGCTGTATAGGGGGCGGGGCCCCCCGGTGTGGTGGTGTGTTATAGGGGCTGCCGAGGCATTGGGGTTGGTGTGTGGCTGGGCCCTGGGTTGTTTAGTTTTTCTTGGCGGACGGGTGGGTGTTGGTTTCGCAGGTTGAGCAGCCGCAGGAGCGAGGGCCGTTGTAGGCGATTGTGGTGCCGAGGTTGAAGATTGGGCCGTGGTAGTCCTGGCCGTTGATGCGTCTGTGTCCTGTCCAGGCGGCGAAGACGTCGTGAGAGGTGGTGGTATAGGTATTGCCGAGGCCGACTTCGTAGAGTGGATTGGGCAGGAGTGAGTCGAGTGTTGGGTCTGTGTCTAGCGAGGGGGAGTAGTCCCAGGTTAGTTCCCAGATTGAGTTTCTGGATTTGGTCGCCGTGTTCGAGGCGACGAGGCGCTTTAGGGAATCGTCCATGATTATCCTGTTGGTGGGATCAGCGGGCCGAGACGCCGCCGAACGAGCCCTTCTCGTAGAGACCGGTTCGTTCCATGCCGAGGATGTACGAGCGGCCACTGCAACCGAAGCGGTTCTTGGTGACC